TGCAGCCAGGTCTTGAGTTGCACCGTGTAGTCTCGTTGCGCCCGTTGAATCGTGATCCAGTGCAACGGGTTTGCTGCGCGCCACTCGTCAGACAACCAGCGGCGCCGGAACTCGTCAAACGAGACGTCCTCATCGCCGATGCGAGCGCGCACGTCGCCCTTGATACTCCAAACGACTTGTCGCTTCACGCCGTCGGATGTTTCTTCGACCGTGTCGTGAAAGTTCTCCTCGTCGAGCAGTTGCCCGCCCACCGCAAGCCACGCACCGATCAAATCGGTGTTGGGTGACTTAAGCGGCGGCAGGTTGTCGCGAATAAAGTCGATTCGCGTTCCGGGTTTTAGATGTGACATAATCGGATGCGCTGTTGCGCTTTAACTTGCGGCGGTGTAGGCGACGCCGTCGTAAGAGAAGCCCTGCCAATCTTCGTTGGTTTGCGTCTCGGTGATTTTCGTGATGATCACTTTGCCGGTGACGCCGTCAGGCTCGCCAGCTGCGCCACCGAGTGTGATTGCAGGCAAGTCGCCCTTGCCTTTAACCGAAAACGAAAACTGACTGTCCACGATTGTTGCCTCAGAGTGAGTGCCGTCGGCGTTGATAAGTTCCTTGGTTTCGCCCGTGAGCGTAGTGTCCACGGACTCAATGAGCGTGCCGGTAATTTTGGTAATGCCGAAAGTTGCCATGGCGGTTTATTCGAAAAGGGTTCCGGTTATTTCCGATGTCGGAAAGTCGTCGTTGGTTTCGCTGTATTTGGTGGACGTAACGGTCAGCGCCGAAAAGCCACCAACTGAAACGGTGGACAGCGTGGCAATCCCTTTGGTGCGAATGGTCACCGTGGTTTTGCTGCGCGGCTTTGCCTGTGCGAGCACCACGCGCCCCGTTGCGCCTTTGATGGTTGCGGTTTCGACTTCCTGCGTGCGTTCGGAGCTTTGCAGAAAGCTGCCGGTCGGCGCGGTCAGTCCGAATGTTGAGGTGACTCCAAATGTAGCCATGGGATTTAAGGTTGTGGGCCGTAGCCCAAGGTGAACTGCAAATTCGTGATCCAATGCCGTTCCGTGTTTTGCGCCTCCGATGAGGTCGCGACCACGCCGTAAACCTGCACCGCTGAGCCTGCGCCGGTGACGCCCTTGATCGCGTCTGTCACGTCCTGAACGAGCACAATGTGCTCCGCGACTGTGGAGTCGTCAGCCTGGCTCATTACTGCCACGGTCAACGCACCACGTTGCAGCGGTCCACCCACCAGCGCATCCCCGCGAATGTCGAGCAGGATGCACGGCATTGTGATCGACTCCCCGTCGTGCGGAAGCCCGATGTAGGTGCCGGTGAAGTCGGGCGCAATCTCGTCGCGGATTACTTCGCATGTGAGAAGGTCGATCATCGGCTCGGATCCTCCAGGTACAACGTCCACGAAATAGGATCCTCGGCAATATCACCGATGCGCAGCTCCCTGCCGTTGAGCGTCAGCTTCGTGCCCTTCACCGGCGTCGGAAACCCGGCTTTTTCAAGCCGCACGGCACCAGTAAAATGCGACTCAAAGCCACCGATGGCCAGCGTCTGCGATTCCTTCTCGCTGGCCACTCCAAACACGGTTGCGCCCTGGTAGACGACCGTGTCGGCCTGCATGTAGCCGATTGCGTCGGCCATTGCGGCGGCAGTAATGGCAAGGAATTCAGACATCAAAGCAGGGATTCAGCCTTGCGGCGGGACACAGGCTTTTCGGCAACGAATGTTTCCACCAGCGTCTGAGCCTTGTTCAGCTTCACGCCTTCGGGCGTCGGGTTGCAGACCAAATAGACGCGCCCAGGGCTGTTGTGCGCCTTGTAAAACTTCCGCGCTTCGTCGGGCGAGCCGGTGGAGAAAATGACCTGCGGGCCTGCGCCGATGTCCTCGAGGACGAGAGAGATTTTCATTTTGGGATATTCGGTGAAAAGCCGGAGCCCCCCGGTGTAGGGAGCCCCGGCTCTTTGGAGGGTCAGTCGTTAGGGAGTGACGATGCGGACGCCCATGTTGGTGCCCTTGGCAACGCCGTAGATGATCGACACGTTGATGCAGGTTTTGCCCAGCGCGCGGTCGTAGTAACGGCGGAAGGTCACCGGCAGCCCAAGCTCGGGCACCACCACTTCGGCGATCTCAATCGAATCTTGCAACGCCGCTTCCGGGTTAACACGGCGGGCGGCCATGATGAGCGCGCTGGAGTGCATCGCAAACCCGGCCAGCGCTTCGCCATTAACGTCGCAGAGGTCGGACTCGTAAACTTCAAAACCGGACACGCGGGGCACCGTGTTGTTGGCCTTGAACTCCGTGATGGTCGGGATTTCAGCGCTGATGAAGGTCTTCAAAACCGCGCCGTAATAGGCAGGGTTGAGGATCATTGCGCGGCCAAACTTCGGAGCTTTAGCGGAGCTGGTCAGCTGCTGCGCCAGGTCGATGACGTCAGATCGGTCAAAATTGGCTGCGCTCGAGGAAAGCGGAGTCTGCGCAAAGTTCGCAGCGGTCACCAAATTCCAGAGATCGCCGAACACCTTGGCGCCCAGAGCCTGCACCATAGGCGCGAGGAAAAGGCGTTCAAAGTTGATGGACGACTGGAGAACGTCGATGTCGGTGAACCCAAGCGTCACGCCCTGGTGCTGATCCAGCGTGATGGTGCGAGCGGTTGTGTCGCCGTCGGCGGGAGTGTAACCGACGCTGGCGATGTCCACCACGGAAGGAACCGTAGCAAACCGAGTCGTCACAGACTGCCCAGCGGACGCAACGTCCGTAGAAAAGTCAGTGGTAACGCCACGCAGGGGAGCGAAAGCGTTGGTGAGGAACGGCAGCGATTGCTGCGCGATCTGAGCAAGAAAAACACCGTTGAGTGCCATATGATTGAGTCAGTAGAGGTTAGGAGTTGAGCTTCATTCTGTCTTTGTTCGCCGCGTAGAACGCATTGCGCTCGACGAAGCCCAAAGTCTGGTAGTGCGCCCACAATTCGTCTTTCGACTTAGGCGCGGTCGCCGCTTCCGGCTGAATTGCCACGGGCTGCACGCCTAGACTGGCGACGATTGCGTTTGCCTTCGCAGATGCGTCAGCCTCGGCAGCCTTTACGGCGTCGAGAGCGGCGGCGAGGTCGCGGTTGTTTGCGTTGGCAAGCTCAAGGGCGGCGGACAATTCCGCGCTGCGGGCCTTGAGTGCGTCAAATTGAGCCACCAGCGCCGAGTGCTCGGCGGTAAGTGCGTTAAGCGCCGAGAGGTCAGCCTGTGCGGCGGACAACGCTGCCAGCGCGTCGGTAAGGGTTGCCGGAGTAGACTCCATATACCCCTGAGCGTTCGGACAAGAAAAACCCCGCCGGGAGAGACAGCCCGGCGGGGTGGAAACAACAAACCAAATGAACAACTACGCGCCCACCATACGCAAAAGTTCAGAATATGCAAGCTCTTCTGTCCCCACTGCGTCGATGAGGTTGCCCATCCTCGCTCGCGGCGCGAGATAAGCGGCGCCGGTCATGTATTCGTCAGCAACGCGCCGGTTGCGAAGGACGTTGTCGCGGAACTGCGCGAAGCTGTCGTCCACCAGCTGCTGCAGGCTCGCGCGCTGCGCCGGTGTCAGTGACGGTCCCATGCCTGCGCCTTTGAGCGGTCCCGACGTGATGGGATCCCACCGCAGCCCTTCGGCCTCGTAGGCTGCCGACTGATCCAGCCAGGGGATAATCGTGCCGATGCTGCCCCAAGTTGAGCCCACAGAGCCAATGACCTTGTCGCAGCTGACGGCAATGTTGTACGCAGCAGAGCAAGCGGTGTCGTCGCTGTAGGCCACGATCGGCACGGTGAGCCCTTGAATCATGTCGACGACTTCTGAGCAGCCGGTGCAGTTGCCCCCCGGCGAGTTAATCTCGAGCATGATCCCGCGCACGTTGGCCTCGATGGCGTCCTCGAGATCCTCCGTGATCCACTCGTAGTCATGCGCCCCGCAGCACGCTTCGATCGGCGAGATCCCTTTTGCCAGCGTTCCCTCAATGGAAATGTGCGCGATGCCCTGCCCGTCGATCTCCATCTCCTCGCGCTTCGAGGTCATGCCGTCCAGCATTTCGTACCCTTCGCCGTTCGCGCGGAGCACGCGGCCCTCCACCAGTTTGCGAACCGCTGCGTAGCCGCCGGGCGTGATGAGCCAAGGGCGGTAAAAAACTTGTTCGATAACGCGTTGGAACTTCATTCGGTGGGTGCGGTTGTGGCTGGGTTGCCGTTGGGGGTCAGAAGCCCGAAAACGTCGCGAGTCAGCCCTGAGCGGTCCACGCGTTTTTTGATCTCGAGTTCCTCGCGTTCCACTTCGTCAAGGTGCTCCTCGAGCGTTTTGGATCCGCTGGCAAGGATGTCGGTCATGCTCCGCATCCCAGCGCGGTAGGCGTCGATGGCGTCGCGGTTGGCGTAGCCGCTGTCGGCGGTCAGGCGGGCGGGTTCGGTGAAACGGAACTGGTAGGCGCCACCGCGGTTTGCGTCTGCGCCCGTGTAGGGCGGGAGGATGCCGAGTTCGACAAAGCGGGCCACGGCAAATGCGCAGCGACGTTTACAAAACGCGGAGAGGTAGGCGTGCCGCTCGGAGGTCACGCGGTTCACCTGCTCTAGGATGATCCGGGCACTTGCGCCGCCCAGCTTGCTCATATCCCACCCAAACTCGGGCGGCCATTGTGCGGCCAGCAGTGCGTTGCGGATGAGCCTTTCCTGCAGCCGGTCCTGCGCTTCCGTGGGGATTTTGGCGTCCAGTTGCTGAATGGACTCTCCAGCGTTGGCGGTCAGGTACTCGATGCGCCCGCCTGCCATCGGCGTGAGCCGCAGTTGCGAACCGCAGCCGGGCGGCGTCACGTCGGTGAGCGCGTTGTACGCGTCCGATGCGTCGGCCATGCCCTGCTGGTTGGTCACCAACAACCCGATCTTTGCAGCCATGCGGGACGCTGCTTGGATGTCGTCACCGAGATCCTTGAGGGAAATGAGATCCCGGATCGCGGGAGCAAACGCGCTGATGCCGCGCACCTGGTCCACCTCGCGCGGATCCATCGTCAGCATCGCCGACTGCACCGGCACGTCGCGGTCTTCGCTGCCGTCCTGAGCCTCCCCGAGCACCCGATAGGCCACTGCTCTGTTGGTTTTGGACAGGATGACGCCGTTGTAGATCTTCAGCCCCCGATACCGGCCCTCGGTCAAAACGCCGTCGTCGCCACGGCTGCCGATTTGGTGCCACGGCACCTGCTGGAGTTGCGGGTAGCCGTTGGCGGTCGTGGTGAGAATCGTCAGCAGGTCG